GGTTAGACCGGCAAGCCGATCCAGCGGCGAGCCCGTGCCGGACGCCGACGAAAGGATGCTGCCGAAGCTGGTGTTCTGACCCGTGAGCAGCGCCAGGGTGTAGCGAGCGGCGAGTTCGGCGATGACCTGCTGGCCCTGCCGCTTGAAGGACTTCCACAGACCGGACGTGCCGCCCTCGAACAGGTCCTCGTACAGCCCGGCCACGTCGCGCACCGCGTCTTCGCGCTGCTGGTTCAGACGCTGGTCCGCTTCTACGCGCGCTTCATATTCGCGCTCGATCTCGTCGCTGCGGATCTCGCGGTTCTTCTCGATCTGGTCGCGAACGGCATCGAGGCCGCCATCGCTGCCGACATTAAGCTGCTGGTAGAATTCCTGCGCGGAATCGCGGGCGGCGTCAGCCGTGACCTTGATGTCGCCGAACTGCTTGCCGATCGGCGTGAGCGCGAGTTCCGCTTCCTTGGCGGCCTTGGCGGTGTCGCGGGCGGCGCGCGGCGCTGCGGCCAGGAAGGTCGGGAGGTCGTTGTCGTTCCCAGCGGCCGGCCGAGGAGAGGCCTTGGGAACGACTTTCGAGCGGGCAACGATCTCCGCATACTCGGCTACGAAGCGCTGTTCCCGCGCAGCGCGGGCCGTGATGTCGGCGTTGCTCTTGACGAGGTCGCCTTCATAGGCGGCTTGGCTGGATTTGCGCCGCGCCTTCAAGTCCTCGAATAGCGCGCGCCGGCCTGAAGGAGACGAAAGCAGTTCGTCTCGAGCCGCCTTCTTGGCGTCCGCGCCGGCTACCGCAGATCCCGCGACCTGCAGATTGTTGAACTGCTTAACCGCGATGATTGCGCCGCCGGCGGCGGACGCGACGCGGATCATGGCGTCGGCGAGGGCGACGATCGCGTTGGCGTTTTCGGCCACCGCGCCCGCGATCTTCACCTCGAGAACCTGCTTGAGGGTGCTGACCTTATCGGCCGCGGCATCTGCCTGATCGATCAGGCGTTGATCCAGGACGAGACCCAGCCGTTCCGCTTCCGCCGCCAGTTCGCTGATCGCCTTCGAGCCTCCGGCGAGCACGGTATCGAGCTGCTGGCCGGCGCGACCGAACAGGGCGATCTCCGCCGCCGCGCGCTGGGCGGGGCTGGCTACCTTCGACAGCGCGTCCGCGATTTCGGGAATGACCTGACCAGCGGCTTTCACCTGGCCGTTGGCATCGCGGATATCGATCCCGAGTGCCTTGAACGCCGCCGCTGGAGCTTTCGCGCCGACCGCAGCCTTGCCGATCGTCTGGGTCAGCTTCGCTAGGCTGGCATCCATCGTGTCCTGATCGAGGCCGGTCTGCGTCGCGACGTAGCGGTACGTCTGCAGGTCCTTGGTCGTGACACCGAGTTGCTGGGACACCTCGCCCAGGCTGCTGGCGTATTCCAGGCCTCGCTGCGCAGCGACCGCGATCGTGGTAACCGTCGCCGCTGAGATGAAGCCGCCGGCGAGGCCGCGCAGGCTGGTCAGGGCGGTGCTGATGCGCGACGACGCCGACTTCGCCTGTGCCTCGACGGCATCCATTTGCCCCTTGAACTTGGCCGAGAAATCCTCACCAGCGAGCTTCAGGCGCGCGACGATATCGATGTCAGACATCGGTCACCTCCTGAGATCGAATTGCGAAGGGTTACGCGGCGACCCGGGCGCGACGGACGAAGTCAGCTTTCAGCTTCGCCGGAAAAGGTGCGAGCGTCCGCCCGATCGAAAAGCGCGACTTGAGCGTCACCGCCGGCATCAGGATGAAGATCACCGCTGACGCAAAGCGGCCGCGCTTGATCGCGGTAGCGCTCGCGGCACGCACCCGGCCGGTCTTTGCGCTTACCGCCACGCCCGGCGCGATCAGCAGCGACGGCTTGCCCGGTCGCTCCACCAGAACCAGCTTGATGCCCTTGACCCGCTCCCACTCTTCCGGGGTTGGGCGCTTGTTCCGACCAATCTGTGCGGCGGGCGTGGGGATCACCAGCACCCCACCGGGCTTGCCAATCCGGCCGCCCTGAGACTGGCCGCGGATCGCGCCTTGGGTGCGCGTGCCGCCCTTCGGGTAGATCACTGCCGCCGGCCCCGCGGCGAGGCCGGTCTTCGGGTAGACGACGCTGTTCCACGCCTTCGCCAGCTTGCCGAGCCCGCCGGCCGCGGTAGCAGCTTCAAGAGCCCGCTCCGCCTGCTTGGCGGTATCGGTGACCGCGCCGCGCTCTGCTTGGAGAATGCCCTTCTCGATCCTCTTTCGGTCCTGCTCCAGCTTCGCAAAGTCGATCGTGAAGGTATCAAGCAGGCTGGGCATCGGACACCATCCAGCTTTCCAGGAGGTCGAACGCGTCCATCAGCGCTGCTGGCTGCTCACCGACCGAGCCAGGGGCTGGTAGCGGTGTCGCCATCATGCCCGCAGCGCGCTTGCACCGCAGGAACAGATCCACCGCCGGAAGCGTCCAGTACGGCAGCGTGATCAGCGGATTGTCGAGCCAGACCTGCCCGTCGATTTCCCACCCGCCGCTTGTCTCGGCCGCGATGGCGAAGTCCAATGGCCGGCGCCGGACCTCGAGGGCGCACCTCAGTTTCCCGCTGCGCCCCCGCCGTAGAGCAAGCCGTACGCCGTGCGACCCGCCAGGCGCATCTCGAAAGCATCGACGCCTTCCAGCGAGGTGAGCTTGACCAAGCCGTCAGGCCCACGCGCGTAGACGGCGGCGACATTCTCCCAGCCGACCACGAAGCGTCGGAACGCGACGATCGGCGCCATGGCCTCCCTGCGCTGTTCCTGCGCCAGCAGGGCGCGATAGGGCGGATAATGCTCGGCCAGCACGTCGCGCGCGGCGGCGAGCATCGCCGCTTCATCCTCGGGCAGCGTCTCGCCGTCCTTGAGCCCGGCTTCCGCGCCGACAACTTCCTTGAGCCGGGCCGCCCCGGCTTCATCGTCTGCCAGCAGCGTGTCCACCCCCTTGGAGAAAGCCGCCTGGATCTGGAAGGCGTAGACGCGTCCGGCGCGATGCTCGCCGGCCAGTTCCGCCTCGACCTGCTCGCGTTCGATCACCGATCCGGCCCGGATCAGGTAGACCGGCGCATCGGCGTCATTCTCCCGCCAGGGCGGTGTCCACCGCAGCGGCGTCTTCGTGTCGAGCAGGATCATGGGGGCTCCGATCAGGAGAAGGTCAGGATGCGCTCGCCATCGCGGGCGTAAGCGTCGTCACCCGGGTTGAGCGCCTGATAGCGCAGCGTTTCCGAGCGCAGTGTTCCCCGTAGTCCAGGCGCCGCCTCGATCGGCTGCGCCTGTGGCAGTAGCAACGACACGCGGTTTCCGGCGGTCGCGCCGAACTGGAGCGAGATCGGATAGACGCTGTAGGCCGCGATCTCCGCGAGAGCGTTGCGCGTCGCGATGAGCGTCTGCAGCGGATCGGCTTCGAAGATGGGGGTACGGGCGCCGATCTGCGCCGCGCCGAAGCCGAAGCTGGTGTTCGGATCCTCGGAACTCTCCGTCGCGCCGCCGCTGCTGAGCGACCAGCGGCTGATCGGGAGGCCGCGGCGGTTGGCCTGCATGGCCGGCGCAACACCGCTACCCTGAAGGAGCAATGGCGCGGAATGGCCTGCGATCACGGCGTTCGGGACGGCCGCGTCCGCGACGTCCACGAACACACCGGTAAAGCTGAACGCGCCGAAGCCGGGCTGCGCCGAGTTGCCGTCGAAGTCGACGACACCGCGGCAGTCCATCCAGCGATAGAGCCGGCCGTCCTCGTAATAGTAGATCGTGGCGCACGGCTGATCGGTCAAACGCGCCGTGTTGTCTGCGGGCGACGTGCCGGCATAGCTCCAGTTCGCCGGCAGCCCGGCGATGGTCGAGGTGGTAAGCGCCGCCCCATAGATATCGGACAGGCTCGCGACCTTGGCCGAGCTGTAGTCGACGATCAGCGGTACGCGGCCCGCGCCGGGGCCGGCGGTCAGCAACAGCGGCATTCCGCGGTACTGCTGCGCCGTGGCCGCGAAGCCCGTGCCCAAGGTGGCGGAATCGGGAGTGCCGGCAGTCAGCGCTGCGGCCGAGACGGAGGCGGTGAACTGCCCGCGCATGCCGCAGGCCTGGAGCGGCGCATGAAGAGGCGGCTTCACGCTCGACGTGTAGGTCACTCCAGCGCCGGCACCCTTCAGACGGCTGCGAAAGCTAACCGTTGCCGCCTGGCCCAACACCAGCGGCGCGGATCCGACGAACGAGCCGTTGACCTCGCTCGAATCCTCGGTCCGGTAGGGGCTGTTGAAGGTGAAGCTGCCATCCTCGAACGGCACGGCATCGGTGGCGGGGTTTGGCGTGGCCGCCGTGCTCTCTGCGGACTGGAGCGCGACGAGAAGGACCGCATTGCGCGGTCGAATTACGGGATCGGCCATAGCGGTCTCCTTGGGATGTCAGGCGGGCTGCGACGGGTCGTGGCGCAGCGTGGCGAACTGGATGGTGAAGTCCTGCGCGAAGGCGGTGCGCGGCGAGCTGGTGAGAGCGGCGGTGTCGACGCGGAGGTCGCCGTCTTCGATCATCTCGGCCAAGCCGTCGAGATTGCTCCCATCGGCGAGAAGCGCGGTGACGACCTGCGCTTGCAGCTCGTTGACCTGCGCGTGCGCGGTCGCGCCGAACTCGGTTTCAGCAAAGCCCTCGATCGTGATGCTGAGCTCCCGACGGGTGACGCCAACCTCACCTTCGATCGTGCGGTGCCCGCCATCCAGGATGTGGAGCGCGGGAAAAGCCGCGGGGTCGCCTTCGGGCTGCCTCTCGACCTCCACGGCGAGCAGCATCAGGCGCGCCTCGATCTCGGCGAAGATGCGCTCGCGAAGGCTGGTCATCGAACCTCCGAAACGACCAGTTCCCACGCGCCGACGTCGTCGCGGCGGGTGATGTCGATCACCTTCCAGTCCGTGTCGGAGTGGCGGATCGTGTTGCCCTTCTCGGGCTTGTCCGGGAGAACCGCCTGCAGGATTTCAAATGAGACCCGCCGCAGCGTTGAGCCGCGGCCGGGGAAGCCGTCCGCGGGCGTGTCGGACTTTATGGCGGTGATCGGCTCTTCGACCAGCACGCCGCCCGTAAACAGGATGGGCTCCGCGAATGCAGCGTGGATCGCTACCTGCGCTGAAGCCTCATAAGCCTGCATTACTCGCTCTTGGCCTTCGCAGCGCCGCGTGCGCGGGTCGACTGCTCGCCAGGCAGGCTGCCACCCTTCGTACCGTCGCGATCGTGATCGAGCGGATCGACCGGGTCGGCCTTCGCTTCCTCGGCCGCCTCGCCTAGGGTGACGGCACGGCCGCTGTCGAGCAGTTCCTGCGACTGATCCGGCGACAGGTGCGCGTCTTCATTATCTTCGGCACCGACGATCAGGGTTTCCCCGGCATCGTGCCAGTCGCCCTTCCGGTCCACGCGCGGACTGTGAAGGACGATCTTTCGAACGGTCATGCTGTCGCGCTCCCGAAAATGGACGAGCGACGAAGCCGAAGCCCGCCGCCCGTCAGGTTGGTCTCGCAGGGGAGGCGAGAGCGTTAGGAGACCTGGCCGGTGAGCAGGACGTTGCCGCTGGTGTCGGCGGACTGCGCAGCCGCCACACCGGCGCCGATCAGCGTGTTGCCCGAGGACGAAGTCGTGCAGCGCTTGTTGGTGTTGTCCCAGTAGATTTTGGGCGGCGCGGTGCCAGACCAAGCTTCTCCGGTCGCCTTCGGCAGCGTGAACACGCCGACGCGGACGAAGGAGCAATCGGCGCCGCTCACCTCGGTCGTAGAGGCTACGCCGAAGATGGAGCCGATGAGCGCCCCAGCGCCGCTGACAACGTCATAGGGCGCCGGGAGGGTGATGTTGTCACCCAGCTGGAGATAATTCTTCATTGGTTAGGCCTCCTTGCCGGCGCGATGCGCGCGAATGGCGGCGACGATGTCCGCCTTCTTGGTCGCGCCGTGGAGCGGCACGCCCTCTTTGGTGACGAGGATGCCGAGCTCCTCGAGCTTCATGTCGCCGAGTTCGTCGACGCCCTCGCCGTCATCCGCGGCTTCTTCCGCATCGATGGGCTGAGGCTCCTCGGTGAGCAGGTTGTTGTCGAAGAGGCGCTGAGCCTCCTTTTCCGAAGCAGGCAACGCACCCTCCATGGGGTGACGCAGCACGTCATGCACGACCGTCGGCTGCTTGAGCGTGACGGTCCAGTTCTTGGGGTCCATCGTCAGGGTCCTTCGAAAGAGGACGGGCGGCCGAAGCCGCCCGATCAGCGCTAGGCCGGGGCGGCGCCGGGGTTCTTGTAGAGGCCGCGGTGGTCGAGAGCCTTCGCGGTGACGTCGAGCCGGGCCTTGAACTTGATCCCGTCCACCTCGAACGACTGGTGGGTGTCGGTGAAGACCTCCTCCTGACCTTCGAGGTGCGCCAGCAGCACGGTGTCGAATGCGTCGGGATCGGCCGCCAGATACCAGCTGTAGTCGGTGATACGCTCGTCCACGACTAGGACCAGCTTGCCCGGGAAAGGGTTCACCGCGGACGCCTGGGCAGCCGTCACCGCAGTCAGGAACTGTTCGGCCGCCGTTTCCTGCAGCGGGCCGACGATCAGGAACCGGGGGCGTACGGTCATGTTGCCGCCCTCGGCGGTCTTCTGCGTCCGCATCGCGGCACGGCCGGCGCCCACCGCAGTGATCGTGATCGCCGTGCCGGCGCCGGCCAGGTTGCCGTGGCTGGCATGGAACAGGGACACCCCGTCGGTCATGGTGGGATTGCCGGTCAGCTGGCTGTAGACGAGATCCGATTCGAGATCGGCCGCCTTGTTAGCGAACTGCACCGGGATGCGGCCGAACAGGTTCTTGTCATCATTGATGATCGCCTGTCGCGAGATCGGGATGATCCGCGCGTAGGTGGCCAGCTTGTAGGTGTCGCCGGTGTCGGTCAGCGCGCCATGCTTGATCTCGCCATTCTCCTTGACGAGCAGCAGCGCGGGCGCGTCGCCCATGCCGATGATGGCGGCCGGCCGGAAGTCGGGCAGCGTGCCGGTCGACACCCACGGGCGGAAGCTCTGCGGCGCGGCAGCGAACGCAGCCCGGACACGACGGTTGGCGGCGTTGCCGAGCGCGTTGGCGAAGTCGCTGGTCGTCAGCGATCCACCGCGGAAGCCGAGCGCCTGGCCCGCAATCTCGTGCGGCCCCATGCCCGTCGTGCGGATGCCGGTGCGCTGGAGATAGTCCCGGGACATCTCGCGAAGCGACATACCCCGAAACTCGCGCGCCGCCTCGGCCCGCTCGGGCGTGATGCCGAGAGATGCCGGTGCGACGCTGCTGTTCGCGGTGAGCAGCAGCGCATCCTCCACAGCGGTCCGGTAGCTTTCGCTCTCGGTGCCGCTGCGGCCGGCGCGGACGTCGGCGGTCGGGCGAGCGCGGGCGGTGATGAGGCGCTCGCTGATCCGGCCGAGCAGGGCCGTTTCGGTCAGCGGGGTCGCCTCGTTCTCGCGGATCAACTCGGCGGCGAAGACGCTGCCGAGATCGTCCGTGCGCGAGCAAAGCTCGATGATGCGCGACGCTGCGATCGGGGCGCCGCGCTGCTCGGTGACGGGCGGGATGATGTCTGCCGCCGGTGCCACGACGGGCGGCGCGGCGACAACGGGCGGGGTGGCCGGAGCGGGGTCAGCCGCCGGCTCGATCACGTGATCGGGCATGGTATCCTCCAAAGGAGCGGCGGCGCCGCGGATTGTGCAGGGGTGCGTACCGCCCTGCTCGGTACTCCGGGCACGCACCTGCGCGCCGGCATCGAAAGGCACGGTGACGAAGGAGATCTCGACTGGCTCCCAGTCGGTCGCGAGCATGTGCGGATGCTCGCCTTCGCGCTCCGTGCGCTGAAACTCGAATACGTTGTACGAGACGCTCAAAAAGCGAATGTGGCCGTCGATGATCTTAGCGACCGTGTCGGCCACGTCGGGGGTGCGCGCGAGGCGAACGCGGGCGATGCCCTCGCCGTTCTCGATCCGGACACTGTCCGGCACGACCGAGCCGAGGACGCTCGAAAGCTGGTAGGTGCTGTGGCTATCGAGCAGGCACGCGCCGGAGTTGAGCCGGCCCAGGCGGACCGCACTTGGCTCCATCGACAGTTCTTCGACGTAATAGCCGCCGTCCAGCCAGTCGAAGCGCAGCCCGGCAGCGCCGATCGACCACACCACCTCAATGGAATTGTCTTCTTCACGGTACGAAGCCGGGCGCGTCTCGGCGGAGCGCCGCATCGTCGGCGCCGCGACGGCGCGCGTCAGCGTGGTCGGGTCAGCTGGCATGTCGTTCCCCTTCGGCAGCGCGCATCAGCAGCCCGATCAGCAGGCGTGCAGCTGCGGCGTCGGTGGAGGCGCTCGGATCGGTTGTTGCGGTCTGGAGCGGCGTGAAAGGATCGCCCCTGAAGGCGAGCCCGAGCGTCTTGAGGAAGGCTTGGCTCTTCGCTGTCGCCTCCATCATCTCGTCATGGTCATAGCCGCGGCCTGCCAGCAGATTTGGCCGGATCTCGAGCCCCGCCTGCATCTCCAAGATGTCAGCCTCCGCATCTCCCTTGCGGTCGATCGATTCGAAAGGCGGCGGCGTCCACTTCATCGCTACGGGGCGATTGGCGAACAGCCCGAAGTCGATCCCTACCTTGAGGAACCATGCCCACACCCGGTCGAGAAAGACCGGAATGAAGGTGAGATACTGGATCCGGCCGATCGAGCGCTTGAACTCCAGTGCTCCGGCTTTGTAGCTGCTGAAGTTCACGTTCGAGAGGTCGCCGGTCATTTGCTCGTAGGTGACGCCGACGCCGGCCGACGCCGCAAGCAGCGCTACCCGCGCCAGATCGCCGATGCCGCCCGTCTTTGGCGGGCTGGAGAACGCGATCTGCTCGCCGGGGTCGAGCGTGTTGATCATGCCCGGCACGAACTCTTCCACCGGCGGACGCTCATGGTCGCCGGGATCGACCGGCATACCGATGCTCGGGTCGTCACCGTCCTGCGTAGGCGGGCGATACCGGAAGCCGACGAGGCACGCGGCGATGTTCGCCTTGACGACTTCTGCCTCGATGCCTTCCTCGACATCGCCCAGGCGCTTCACGACGCTATCGAAGATGCTGACGCCTTCGGTCTGGCCGATCCATTCCTGATGGTAGAGGTGGATCACCTCGTCCGCAGGAAAGCGGATCGTGTCGGTCGATGACCAGGCGGTGCCCTGACGCCCGCGGTAGAAGTAATACGCGACCGGCCGACCTTCGCCGTCATATTCGATGCCGCGTTCGATCGCGGCACCGACCTTGCCGGTGGCCAGCATGCCCTTGTCGAACATCTGCAGCCGAAGAGGGATGCCAGACGCCCCGGAAACTAGGCGGGGAACGACGAACACTTCGCCATCGCGCAGCATCGAGCGCGCGATCAGCTCCTGCATGCCGTAGAAGTCGAGCGGCCCGTTGTAGTTGCAGACCTTGATCCACTCGGACCATGCTTTCTGGACGTTCTTCGCACCCTGCGGCGCACCGGTGATGCCCCACCCAACAAGGCTGTTGATCAGCGCGCTCATCGCCTTGCGGGCGTAGGGGTTTTCCGCAACCAGCTTCAGGATGGTCTGACGATCGACGTAACGCCGCGGCCGTGCGTCGTTCGGATCGCCGGTGTTGACGTGGAACGGACGATCATCGCGGCCAGCGAACCGAACCGGGCGCGAGGGCGGCTTACGTTCCAGCATGCGCCGGGCGGTCTGCCGGCGCAGCGCGGTGACCGGGGCGATCGATGCGACCGCCTTGTCCAGCCAGTTCAACGGAGCCGCCCGACCCGGCCGACGATGAAGCGGTTGCGACGGCGCACCTGCGAGGCCGAGGCGGCAAGCTCTGCCTTCACGTCGGCCCGCAGCCGCCGCAGTTCGTCTAGACCGTGTTTCTCGGTGCTGCGCCCGTCGGAAAGCGTCACGCGCTTCGTCGGATCGAGGATCGCTGCATCCAGCTTGTCGAGATCGCTCTGCGTGTAGGCCATCAGCGCGGTCTCCTCTTCATCCAACTGCCTGACCGGTTCGCAAACTTCGACGGCTTGGCGGGTGGTGCGCGGGCGGCGCCTTCCGGCGCGGCGGCGGGCGCGATGCTTGCCTGCTTCGGCAGTTCTGGTGCCGGCGATACCGCTTCCGCCACCATGTTCAGCTTCATGCCCAGCTGGGTCAGCCCGGCGAGCGCCGCATAGGCGTAGACGCGGCAGTCCAGCGCCTCATTTGCCTTGCCCTTCGGCAGATCCCAGACCGTGAAGCGTCGGCCGCTCGCCACCTTCGTAAGAAGCCGCTCGGCCGTCAGCTGCGCATACCAGCCGATGTCTCGTTCAGCCGGGAAGTGCATGTACCCCGGGCCCGGATGCTCGATGCCGAGGCGATTGCGTATCGAATCCTTGGCAGCGTTGGTGCCGATGATGACCGGCTTGAATTTCGATCGATTGGCGGCGCTCGGCCGCGCCGTCGGCCAGACCGGTGAGCGCTCACCGTTCCGCGAGCTCTGCCCCTTCACGGCCCAGATCTTGCGACCGAGTCGCGCCTTGGCGAACGCGTAAACGGCCTGGGTGTGATGGCCGCCCGAATCGATACACGCCGCGGCCACGACGAACTGCCGCCCATCATCCCGGATGAAGGTGCGCAGCAGCTGCATGTCGACCCGCTTCCAGAACTCGCCCGTCGCGGGATCGCCAGGCACTACCTCGTGCGCGATCGACCAGCTTTCCTCGCCGTGTCCCCAGCCGACAAACTCGATCTCGACCCGATCATCCTGCGTGTCGAGGCCGGCGGTGATGACCCCTACACCCTCCGGCACGTCCGCGGGCCACTTCTCTGCGCGGGCAGCCAGCCCCTCTGCAGGCACGTCCTTCGCCGAGTGGCGCCGGTGCGGGCGGCCGAGCTGCGTATTGTCAAACGTGACCCGCTTGTCCGGATCATCCTTCGCCGCGATCCACTTCGCCGCGATCTTCGGCGGCGCGTCTTTCGGCCACGGGCTGAACAGCTTCGAGGCTGTGAACGAAGCGTGCTCGTTGTCGACAGCCCACCGACCGCAATCGGAACAGATCGCGCGATAAACCGCCCAACGGTCCGACGACCACCAGTGCCAGATCTGATCGACCGGGCTCGGTGCGTTGCCGCCTTCCAGCGGCTCTGCCCAGGCACGGGCATAGTCGGCCAAGGGCTCGTGACGCTTGCCGCAGCAATGGAACGGCCGCGTCTGGTGCCAGCGGGTGGTGGCCAACGCCATGAGGCGCTGACCCTCCGACCATGCCGAGCCGCAGGCCTCGCAGTGGATCTGCGCGGTAGCGGTGCGATGCTCACCGGTGTCCTCGTCCGTCTCCCAGTGGACGTGCTTGAAGAACTCCAGGAACTGCCGATGCTGGCAGTGCGGGCACTCGACGGACGCCTGCCGCTGATCACCTTCGAGATAGCTCGCTTCGATCCGGCTCTCGCCCTCGATCGTCGGCGAGCAAACCCGGATAGACAGCCATGCCGTGAACGTCGCCATGCGCTCGTCGCCGAGCGCGATCGGGTCGCCTTCTCGGGTGATCGGGTATTTGTCCGTCTCGTCGTACATGACGAGACCGACCGGCCGGCGTGCGAGGTTGTCCGGACTGCCCGCGCCGGCGAGAGCGAGGAAGCCTCCGGGGAACGCCTTGTAGAGGAGCGTTTCCTCGGCCGTGCGCGTCTTTCGCGACCCTATGAGATCCCGCAGAACCGGCGTCGCCCGAATGAGCGGGGTGATCCGCTCCTTTGAGAATTGCTCGGCCGCATCTTCCTTCGGCTGCACGAGCAGCATCGGCCGCGGCGACAGGTGCGCGTGATAGCCGACCGCCGTTTCCAGCAGCGCGGTCTTCATCAGCTGCGTGCAGACCATCGCGGTGATGATGTGGACACCGGGTTCGGTGCCGGCGAGCATCGGGCCGCGCGCTACCTCGACGGTAGACGTCCGCCAGTTGCCGGAAGTGCTCCCCGCCTCCTTGGGGAGCTTGCGATAGGTGTCTGCCCAATCCGGCCAACTCAGCCGGGGCGGCGTTGCCCAGCCGCGGCGCGCGGTGCGCGCCAGGCGATCAAGCTTGGTGTTCGCCGGTAAAGTCTGCGTCGGGGTCGCCGAGGTCGGCGATCTGCTGGTGGACATGGACGGTGAGGGCCTCCACGACCTTATCCGCCTCCACCCCAAGCGCAGCCGCGATCAGCGGCCCGGTCCGCACCGGAAAGTTGAGCCAGGCGTCGCGCTGCACCCGCTGGGTCTCGAACAACACCTTCTCGGCGTGCTCGATCTCGACCAGGCTGCCGGCGTCCCGACGCGCGGCGAGCAGGTTCTTCGCGGCGAGCGCGTTTTCCTTGATCCGCATGGCGGTCGCCATGTCGCTGTACCGGCCCGCCAGAACGTTAGTTAGGAAGTTCTCGGCTTCCTCCGCGAACAGGCCATGTTCGGCCTGGGCGGCCTCGTCGGCGGTCGGCGGGGTTCCGCCGGTGGCAACGGGCCGGGTGGCAACAGTGGCAACCCTGTTGCCACCCACGATGTTGCCACGCCGCCACCCTGTTCCGGCAAGCGCCGGATCGATCTTTCCGCCTGCGGCAGCCAGCCGCCCCTCCTTGACGGCCCGCTGAACCAGCGTGTGGCTGCACCCCTCCAGCTTCGCGAACTGCCGGACCGAAACAGGCTCAGCCACAGTGGCAACCCCTTTCAGATCTCATAGCTGGGGATCGTCCGCGCCTTTGCCCCCCGCATAGCGTCAGGACCCGGGAAGGACCCAAGGCCTGCCCCTTCGAGGCTGGCTCACCCGCCCTTGGCGATGAGGGTTGAACCCGGCGACGGTTTGGCGATCAGGCCTGGGGAATTACCGTTCGTGCTCGCGGCGTCCGAGCCGTGCTCGGACGTCGGCACACCGATCACACTGGTGGGGCCATGAACAGGAAAACCCAGGGCGGATGCGCTCGCCTTGGGATCTCACGCTCAGTACCACAAGGTCGCTCGCCACCGGTCTAGAGCGGCGAGCGTAATCATTCCTACCATCCTGCTGGCGTGAATCGGTAGGTTCTATTGGACTAATTCGGCCGAGACCGAATGATGTTCAGAATAGCCAATGGTTGACAGGGCAGAAGGCCTTAGAAAGCTCGGGCTGTGGCGCTCGACTGTGGCGAGCCGCCCCCTGCCTTGTCATAGCCGCAGTCCCCCGCCGCCCTAGCCCCCCAAGGCGGCGGGGGTGTCGCTTAGTATCACGCCCCTTGCGCTCACATCAGCGACGAGGCGAACCATAGCCGAGGCGAGCCGATGTGGCACCTCTGCCTTTGGAGTTAGAACCGCCACCAGAAGGGTAAGCTCCTCTGGTGATTTGACAATCGCGCGGTCGAGGCTCCGACTGAATCAGTTGAGCATTCTGGTTAACGCGGTCGAGGGCGACGATCTCCCCGCCCTTGCACGCGGGCGCAGTGGGTTGAAGACCGCGAAGTCAGCTTGCACGACAGCGCACCGAACGGAGCGGGCATGGTCTTCAGCCTACCCATCCGCAAAGCTCCGGTCGGACGGATGTTTCAGCCCTGCAATCCCGCCGCAACAGGCGAGGGCGATGCATCTCCGATGCCCGACCTCCCAGCTGCCTTTCGCATATTCATTGAGACGCTCGCCCTTCAGACGGTCGCGGTAATCTCTGGGCTTCTTCTTGCTACTGCCTTGGCCGTCGGGGTGGGGGCCGCCTGCCGGCTGTGCGGGAGGCCGATCAGATGATGCTGCGCCGCCGCTCCGGCGCGCCTCACTGTAACCCACGTTGTCGCGCCAGGGCCTCGGGGATGAGATGCAGTGCCTTCCCCTGAGAGGAAGGCAAGATGAACGAACCGGAGCAGAGATCATTTGTCCCAGGACTGATGATCATCGCCGTGATCGCGGTCGGGCTCGCGCTGGCCGTCTATTTCTCCACGCGCGGTATGGACAGCGACGTTCAAGGAGTGGCCAACGCCAGGCTGGGTCTGTCCGGCGCGGTGCTGGCGGGAACCGCGGCTATAGGCGCCCTTGCTGGCGCTGCCATTCTCTGGACTGGCCGCCGCAAAGCTGACAGCAACATCAAGATCGCAGTTGTCGCGACGATCTTCACCGCAGTGTTCCTGATGTTCGTCGCATACGGTGCTGGGAGAGGCGGTACTCAGCCCGCATCCACACCGGGGCCACTGAACAACTCGTAGTGGCGTGAGCGAGCATCGAGGGGTGCTGGTTAGGACAACTCCGCGCTCCGCCCGAGTGCCGATAGGCGCAGCCCTGTTTCAGCGTCCCACCATGACACCGCATCGGTGTAGTTTCGGGAGCGAATCATTCAGAAGCTGGTAAGCAAAATGTCCCAGCTGCCGTGAGGCTGCCGGGACATCAGGGTCTCACCCGGTGGGGGAGGCGTCGTCCGATACGGGTCGAAGGTAGCGGACGGCGCCTTCTAACATAAATCAGCATGAAGATAGCAACCCCCATCTTGGGAGGTGCTTCAAGCCTACTTGAGGCTATCCGCAGAGGTCTCAGGCAGGTCTTGGACTTCGCTCGGAGCGGATGCTCCTGCGTTCAGGCTGGGCAGCGGAAGCGCACTTAGCGCCACATCGTCTAGGCCCACAGGCTGCTCAAGCAGCGGCACCCGTCAGGGCTGCGTCGGTCCCTACACGATATGGACGCACACGCCAAGCCTCTACAGTCATCGTCAACGATCCGCCGAAGTGGATCTCGGCCGACGTCCCGTGCCCTTCCACGATCGTGCCGACGATGCCGGCAAGCGCCGGCATGTCGTCGACTGTCACGTCGGTACGCGGTGTCAGCACCTTGCGCTCCGATCGCAGCGCCTTCAGGCGGGCGCGCTCCGACCCGAGCCGATTGGCGCGCTCCTGCCGTGCCGCCTTCCGCGTCTCTTCGTCACGCTCCTCCTGGATCGCCGCCGCGGCCTCGCTCTCGGCGTCCCGCAGCCCCGACACGCTCGCATCAGTCACGACGGGCACGCGCTCCCGGTCGTGGAAGATTGAGAACGATGGATGAGGCGAGAGCGGCAAAGCGCCGATGCGGAACAGGTCGTCCAGATACCTGGCACGCACGAACACGAAGCTTGGCAGGATCGCCACGCTCACCTCGACCATCTCGCGCCTAAGTCCCAGGACGAGCTGGCGGCGCTGGCCGGGGCGGGGGCGCTTGATGGTGCGCGTCGGCGTCCAAGCTTCGATGTTCGCGGCGACAAGCGAGCGCGCCAGCGGCAGCGTCTTGGGGCCGCTGGTCCGCAGGATGCACCAGCCTTGGGTCTCGAGGTTGTTCGCCGTCATGCTCGGTCTCTCGGCTCGGCTTGGGTGCAGATCCGCTTCACGAAGCCGTCACCCGGCTGTGCGAGATGCAGGTGCCGTTAAGGACGACGCCGTATTGGTCGCGCTCGCGGATCAAGGGTAAGTGCATGGGTATCGCTGCCAAGCTGGTGACGGAGGAGGCCGAGGAGCTCCTTCGTGCGCCACGGATGCCGAGCCAGGCCGGCGGCACGATCCGGGGCGTGGAACCGCACACGTACGACATCGTCGTGAAAGACCTGTCGCTGACCGGCTGCTTTGTCGAAACCCGTGCACTGCTGTCGATCGGATCGGTCGTGCAGCTCAGGATCGCCGGTGTGCCGCAGACCGGCGCCCGAATCGTTCGCCGGGACCGGGACGGGTACGGCTGTGAATTCCTCGTCGAGCTTTCGGCTGAAGACCTGAGTGCTTCGCGCGACGGTGAGACGGCCGGTCCGCCGCTCCGCGGACGCTCGCAACTGCCCGCCGTGATTGTCGTGTTGGCGGCCGCGATGGCGGTCGTCGCCGCCGGGCCGTGGTCGACGATCGATCGAGCCCTGATGTGGGTCGAGCAGCTGCGGGGATAAGATACCGTTTGCCCCGATGCTGCTGGCCTCTCGGGCGCGCCGCCGCGACCGCTGTTCACGCCCGCTCCCCCGCGGTTCGCTCACGCTCCTGACGCTCCCGTTCCTGCTGCTCGAAACGCTCCATGCGCCGAATTGCGGCATCGAAGTGCACGAGGTTTCCGGCGGGTTTCGCCTGCCGTTCCCCAACGGACTGTTGATGGGTCCGATTGAGCATCCGAGCGGTGTGCTGGAACCAGCCCTTGCGGGCCCCATCGTCTCGGCCGACGAACCATGCGTCGATCGATCTCAGCTCGGCCACGAGGTCGGGGATGGCGTGGTAAGTCAATCGCCACGCGTCGAAGTCGGCTTGGGTAAGCCGAACAACGGTTCCTTCAAATGCATACTCCCGCGCCCGCCGACCGCGCCCGCGCGGTTCTTCTTCCTTCTTATATTCTTCTTCCTTCTTATTATTTGCGGCGGCGCCGCGGCGTGCCTGCGGCGCATCTGCGGCGCTAGGTGCGGCTGCGCCGCGGTCAGAGGTCTGATATTTATCGTAATTACAGATGGTTACGAGCGTCTGCCCTGCGGCGGCGCCTAAGGCGATTATTTCCGCCTCTTGGACGGAGGTGAGGAAGCGCCGCACCCTCTTTTCGTCCCATGACCACGCCTTGGCGAGGTAGCGGATCGAGCACGAGAGCTGACCTCGCTCGATCTCGATCTGACCGCCGGGAGCGCTGACGCGGCTGGGTGTAAAGGCCGCATGTTCGATCAGCCACATGAACGCCGCGCGGCGCTCGAACGGTTCCCCTCGAAAGACCGCATGGTCCATCCAGCCCCGGTGCATGCGGTACCAACCGGCCGTCGTCATCTTGTAAGCTCCTGGCAGAAGGCTTCGTAAGCAGCAGCCGATTGCTCGATCTGTTGCGCGAGGATGTCCCAGTCGATCGCCCCGAGCCTCGATCCGTCCGGATAGGTCGGCCGCAAGCCGTCACTGGCCAGCGTGTCTCGCAGGAGCTGTCGCCCTTCGGGCGTGGTGGGAAGGCGGATGAACGGGAGCGCGGCCGCCATCAGCGGACCGCCTGATAATCGCGGTAGAACCGACCGTAGAAGTTGCCCTCGCGGCCGTGCCGGTGCTTGGCGCAGATGAACTCGAGCGAGCTCTGGACCTTATCGAGCTTGCTCCGCCACGCATCGTGCTCGGCGGTGTCCGCCTCGGGCTCCGCCTTCCGCAGGTAGTATTCCTCGCTGAGGAGGAACACGACGAAGTCGGCGTCCTGCTCGATCTGACCGCTGCTGCGAAGGTCGGCGAGTACGGGCCGGTGGTCGGCTCTCTGCTCGACGTTGCGGCTCAGCTGGGAGAGCGCGATCACCGCCACCTCCTCATCGCCGGCGAGAAGCTTCAGTTCTCTGCTGACCTCGGACACGGCGTCGTACTCGGACTTCGCTGGCCGGTCGGGCATAAGCAGCTGCAGGTAGTCGACGACGACGAGCTCAAGCTTGCGGCCAGCCACTGCCAGTTCGCGCTTGCGGCGCCGGATCGCTCGGCGAAGCTGGCCAAGCGTGTGGCAGCGCTTGTCGATGATCTTGAAGGGTAGGGCGGCAATGTCGTCCCGGGCCCGGCAGATGATGCGCTTGTGCTCCTGCGAGAGCCGACCACCCATCATCGCGTCGAACGGCACAGGCTGGCCGATCGCGTGACAGTGATCCGCCACCAGACGCATGCTCAGCGTCTCCCAGGTCATCTCCAGGCTGGCGAACAGCGACGTGTGCCCGCGCTCCGCGGTCCCTCGCAGGTAGCTGACCAACGCCGCTGTCTTCCCCATGCCAGGGCGCCCAGCGACGATCCCCAACCACCCGGGTCGAATGACGCCGATCAGACGGTCAATGCCGGCAACGCCACCGCCACTGGACACGCCTACGACGGGGCGATCGAAGCTGGCGACGACCTCGTCTACGCAGTCCGCACCGGCCCTGAACGGATTGGGATCCGTCCGCTCGACTGCACCGCTGGCCGCCGCATCGTACTCGGCGATAACGGCGTCGATCGGCCGGTTCAGGTCAGCCAACGCGATCGCGGTCTCAGCCATGCGTGCGACCAATCGCCGGCGGACGGCCAGGTCGCGCAGGTGCCGCGCCACGCCGGTAACGTCGAGCATGGCTACCAAGCTTCCGCCCATGTCGATCAGGAACCTGCGACCCCCGACGGACTCGAATGCGGCATCACCCTGGAAGAGCGCCGCCACGATCATCGCGTTTGCGGCACGTCGTTGCGCCACGAGATCGATGATCGTCGAGTACAGACGGCCGAACAGGTCCTCCGAGAAGTCCTCGACTGCCAGGATGTCGGCTACCGAATCCACGCGCGTGTTGTCCCGGAGGAGGGCCGCCAGGATCACAGCTTCGCTCTCCACGCTCTGCAGAGATGCAGGGACGTCGGCGGGGAGCCGGACTGCCGCAACCATGTTCATCGGGCTGCGCGATCCTGTGCGATCATTTCGAGCCACATCGACGTGAGCACGTGGACGCGGCGGATAAGCGTTTCGTGCGGCGCGAGCTCGGCCGCCTCGGTCGTCCCATCGGCTTCGATCGCGATCACGGCCGGCAGCAGATTGGCCAGCGTTAGCGCCGCCTTCTCGTCGCCGGTGCACACGGCTCCCGCATCGGCCCAGCGCCCGCCGACCAGCGACAGAAGAGGATCCGCGAAGCGGCCCTTCCACTCGTGGCAGCCGGCGAGGAAGGTCGGCAGGTCGATCGCGGACACCCCGGAGGCGTAGATGGCAGCCCGGTCCTCGGACTTGCCGAGGACGCGGCCGATGTCCTTGAACGTGATGTCGTCGTCGGTCTTGATCCCCTTCAGGACATTCCCCTGCGCCTCGACCGCTTTCGACGCGGAAAACGTGCGGCGCGTGCCGTGGATCTGCGGTGCGCTCACCGGCTACCTACCGCAGCATGGGAAAAGACAAGCGAGCACGCCGGCGCGGCGAGATGAACATGGCGATGTGGGGCATCATCGTGGGGGCCGCGGTCGACACGATGCGCGCAGCCCGGATCCCTAACTGCCTTGTTCACTACTTCCTCGACCAGGTCGAAGATGGAACCGACGCTGTGCTGTGCGAGCGGCCGCACGAGCAAGCGATCACCATGATCGACGCGGTTCGCGTGTCGGTGCCGAGCAATGACTGAGCGCCTCAATGGCCAGCATTCACTAGAGATCGCTTCAATTCGGCAGGGTCCAGTAGACGCCCTCTTGTCCCCCGCTACTGTGCGGGTGGGGAAATCTTGGAGGCTGGATTGGACAACACCACACGCTTGGCTCTCCAGGCGATCGTTCGCGGGCTTCACAGGGGCGGCGCGATCACCCGCGCAAGCGTCGCGGACATCGTGGTTCAGCTGCAACGCGCCTCCGCTGCCCGGCACGTCGCCCTCGACGCTAAGGGAGCGCAGGAGCTCCTGTCGTTGGCAGACTGCATCGAGATCGAGGCCGAGGAAGCTTAGCAGCGGGATCCAGCGTGGTCGCACGTCTGGCTGTTGCGCCCCGCCTACGACGACAAACAGCCGGGCCTCCGGGGAGCGGCTTGTCGGCCACTCCCCTTCGGCTACCGTGCGAGGGTCGAAGTCAGCACGGGAGAACGAGTCGTGGCGATCACGGAATATGACGGCCCGAGCGCGGCAGATGCCCAAGCCCTGCTCAAGCAAGAAGCCAGTTTCGCGAGTGAGGCGCTGTCCATCATCATCGCCGCACTCGGCGATAAGCTCGATGCCGAAACGCTCGGGATCCTGGATGCACTCTACCGCGACCGGATCGGCGCACACCGCCAGGAGATTGTCCGGCAGCGCTTCACCACATTGCGCGGGATCGCCAAGACAGGGAGCTAACCGCGTCATATCAGCGGCAACTCTCGTTAACTTCGCGGTGGAAGCGCTCGTTTTCTTCCCGCCAGATCTCGCGGACGCGGGCTTCGGTGACATCAGGAACTACGGGGTTCATTGCACCCGACCCACCCCATGGGACCGAAGCCCGCGGCGACAGGTCGACAAAGATCCGCTCGCGGCGCGCGCGCAGCAGCCGGCCCAGGCGGGAGAGCATGCTCATGCTGATTTCTCCTTGGGGTTCGGCGAGTTGCGTGGCGAAGAAGTCGTTCG